TCTCTCCGCTGTTTGAATCAGGGAGAATATGGGCGCCCAAAGATATGGACTTTGCACAGGAAGTTATCGAAGAATGTGCAGCATTTCCGTATGGAGATTATGACGATTTAGTTGACTCCATGACCCAGGCTGTTATGAGATTTAGACAAGGTGGTTTAATTAATCACCCTGAAGACTACGAGGACGAAGAACTACCTCAACAACAAAGGACATATTATTGATGGGACCAGTCATAAAATTATTACAAGCAATTAGGGGCTTAACTAAATCAGGTGGAATTAAATCTCTTGATGATGCCTATAGACTTGCACAAAGAGAGTTAGGTGAAAAATTTGTTCGATACAAAAATCAAATTAAAGATGCATTCGATGCAGGTAACACAAAACCTTCGAATGTAATTCCATTTAAAAAGAAAGAGGGAATTGAATCTTTAAGTAAAGGTAAAGTTAAAAAACCAGGTGAAGTATTAGATGTATCTTTTAAACCGGGTGTAGACAAAAGAGGTAAAAGAGTAGAAGAGTCACCGAGTCAGGCCTCAGGGACTATTATGGATAGAATTGAAAACGCTTCTAATAGAATTCAAAAATTAATGAAAGAACAAGAAGCAATGTATAAACCTAAACAAGGTTTACAATTAGCTGAAGGACTTACAAGAACAATTGCTAGAAAAATATTAGATAGAAAAAATATTGAGATACCAAAAGGAAAAGATCCAATAGGAATTTTTTCTGAAACTTTTGGTGATTCAATTGGAGATGTTAATAATCTTGCAGAAGAATTAATTGAAATAGAAAGAAGAGGTGGAGGATCAAAAAATATAGATGAGATGATAGAAATGGAAGGTTTGTTTGATATTGAAGTTCCTAAAAATCCATCAAAAGGAATGACTGATGAAGAAGTCATGAAATTTATTGATGAGACTGAGGGTGAAGACATGATGCCTAAAATGACAGAAAGATTTAAATTAAGACAAAAATATCCAGGAATTGATGACGAACTATTAACTCAAATTGTAGAAGACCCCAATCCACAAAACAAAGCTGAAGCATTAGCTACACTTGATCAAGCTATGAAATTAGTTGAAGAAGGAAAAGGAACTGATGAGGTAATTAGTATTCTTCAACGTCTTAAAAAAACTAGAAAAGATAACGCAGAAGGTGGACTAAATTCTTTAATGGCTTCAGACGATATGAACGACAGACTTTTAGAGAAACTTTATGAAGATTTTTTAGACCAAGGTTTTTCTCCAGAAGAAGCTGCAAGAAAAGCTAGAGAAGCTTTTAGTGAAAGAGTTAATGTAGCTAATGGTGGTGGACTAAATTATTTGATGGGGATGTAATGAAAATTGGCGAATACGAACAGATGATGTCGTATCTTACACGACCTGAATCAACCACACCAATACAACCTAGAGAAAACTTTGCTGAAGCAGGATCTGCTAAAGTAGATGGTAGAACGACTAGAGGTATAAATGTTGAAAGAAGAAATGTAATTCAAAATATTTTAGAACAAGATGTAGAAGATTTTAATAAAAATAGAAAACTATACTCTGGTCAAAAATATCCTTTAAATTTAGATAAAATTCAAAAACTTGTTAAAGAACAAACTGGAACTTTACCAGATACTTATCTTATAACTGAATCTGTAGAAAAATTAGATCCTAAAATAAAAGCCAGTATAGTTAAAGGACCTAGTGGTGGTGTTACAAGTTTAACACCAAAAGAAGAAAAATTATTTGCTAATAATTATAACAAAAAAACTATATCTCAAATGGCTACTGAGATCACAGGTCTTCCCTATGATAATAAAATAACTAAATCTAAAAATTCACAGCTATATAGATATTATTTAACTCAAAAAAAATTAGGAAATATTAAAGAAGTAGTAAAAGGAACTAGACCAAAAGGTTCTACACCTAAATCTGAAAAAGGATTTGGAGCATATAAAAAAGCACAACAAGATTTAATGAATTTAGATCCAAATACATATAAAGATTTAACACCTGCTCAAGTTGATGCAAGATTAAAAAAAGCAATACAGTTTTCAAAAGTAAGAGGAGCATTTGATGTACCTACATCATTGACTCCAAGTTTTGAACATTTTCAAGGGATTGTCCCTGGAACAATTACTCAAGATCCAAATGCTTTAAGAAAAGTGGGTATTACTACACGAGATTTTAATTTTAATGTTTTAGGAGCTAAAGCAAAAAATAATATTTATAAAACAATTAAAAATGAATTACGAACAGCTAAAGAAGCTACTAAGTTGGGTGATAGTAAAACAGCTAAAGAATCATTAAATACTATCAATGAAATATATGATGATATAGCTATTAAATTAAAAACAGTTGATAGAAATAAATTACCTAAATATAATTTAAGTAAGAATTTAATTAAAGAAACAAATTTAAAAACTGTAGATTTTGATATTGAAAAAAGATTAGGAAATACAATTGAAGATTATGTTAGATTTGTAGCAGCAGGTCCTAAAAAAGATGTTGCTAAAATTAAACAACCTAATTTAAAAAAAGCTGTGCAATTGGTTAAAAAGGGAGATGACCAAGCAGTCAAAGAATTAATTGATTCAAGATTACCTGCAGTAAGATCAGGACAATTATTTTCTAATCCAATGGCTGATCCATCTATGTTAAAACAATATGGAAAATATGCATTACAAATTGCGGGCACACCATTAGGTGCAGGAGTTTTAACAGCGGGTTTTGGTGTTGATCCAAGTTCTGCAATAGATAGATCTGCACTTGCTGCAGAAGCTGCGTTTGCTCCAGCACTTGTTAAAGGTGCAAAACAAGTTGCTACAAATCCATTAACACAAAGAATTTTAAATCTAGGTCTGTCACCTAAAATGGCTATGCGTGCAGCAAGAATTGCATCACCTCTTGGTATTGCATCCTTAGGAGGAGAAGCTTTATATCAATATGGTAAGTTTACAAAAGGTGAAATAGAAAAATTAAAAAACATGGAGCCNGATGAAAGAAAAGTTTATCTTGAATCTTTAATGGATGAAGGTGGCTTAGTTGAATAAATACCCAAAGAAACACCTATTACCCCCTGAAGCCGGACCCCTGCCTCAGGGCTTGAATATTAAGTATAATACTGTTAAAACAGTCAAACAATCTGGAGAAAAAATAAATGGCGGATATAGACAAAGCACTTCCAAACGAAGTCAGAAAAGAATTTAATCTTCCTGGACAAGAAGAAGTAGAAGAACAATTAATTGAAGAAACTGAAGCACAAGAAGAATCCCTTGGGCCAGTTGATATTCAAGAAAATGAAGATGGATCAGTTGATATAAATTTAGATCCAGAAGCAGCGTCACCTGAAGGTGGTGAAGATCATTATGCAAACCTTGCAGATTTTTTACCTGATGATGTATTAGGAAGATTAGGCTCAGACTTAAATGGTAAGTATATGGATTATACTTCATCAAGAAAAGAATGGGAAAAATCTTATACTCAAGGTTTAGACCTTTTAGGATTTAAGTATGATAATAGAACTGAACCTTTTCAAGGAGCTTCCGGAGCCACGCATCCGGTATTAGCAGAAGCAGTTACTCAGTTTCAAGCATTAGCTTATAAAGAATTATTACCAGCAGATGGACCTGTTAGAACACAAGTAATGGGTTTACCAACTCCTGAGAAAACACAACAAGCAACACGTGTTAAAGATTTTATGAATTATGAAATCATGGAAAAGATGAAAGAGTATGAACCAGAGTTTGATCAAATGTTATTTAATCTACCTCTTGCAGGTTCTGCTTTTAAAAAAGTTTACTATGATGACATGGAACAAAGAGCAGTATCAAAGTTTGTTCCGGCAGATGATTTAATTGTTCCGTACACAGCTACCTCATTAGATGATGCGGAAGCAATTATTCATCGTGTAAAAATTTCTGAAAACGATTTAAGAAAACAACAAGTAGCAGGTTTTTATAGAGATATAGATTTAGGAAAACCAACTGCTGGTGAATCAGATATTGAAAAAAAAGAAAGAGAGTTGGAAGGTACAACTAAATCAAAAGAAGAAGATGTATATACAATATTAGAATGTCATGTGGATTTAGATTTAGAAGGTTTTGAAGATCCTGATCCAGAGACTGGTGAGCCCTCAGGAATTAAAATACCTTACATTGTAACTTTAGAAGAAGGATCACGTGAGATTTTATCTATTAAAAGAAACTATGAAGTAGGTGACCCACTAAAGAAAAAAATACAATACTTTGTACACTTTAAATTTTTACCAGGACTAGGTTTTTATGGTTTTGGTTTGATTCATATGATTGGTGGATTAAGTAGAACTGCAACAAGTGCACTTAGACAATTACTAGATGCAGGAACTTTATCTAACCTACCTGCTGGATTCAAGCAACGTGGTATTAGAATTAGAGATGATGCACAATCAATTCAACCTGGTGAGTTTAGAGATGTAGATGCACCTGGTGGAAATTTAAGAGATTCGTTTATGATGTTACCATTTAAAGAACCATCACAGACTTTGTTAAGTTTGATGGGTGTTGTAGTAAACGCCGGTCAAAGATTTGCATCAATTGCAGATTTACAAGTTGGTGACGGAAATCAACAAGCGGCAGTTGGAACTACAGTTGCTCTTTTAGAGCGAGGAAGTAGAACTATGTCTGCGATTCACAAAAGAATTTACTCAGCTCTTAAAAA